TCGTTGGAGTTGGAGAGCCGGGCGGAGAACATTTTTGAATCGGTAGGACTTGAATCTGGCTTTTTTGCCGACGTCTGCAAGTCCTCTATAAAGGTAATTGACTTTTATGAGATAGCCGAGTCCTATCTTTTAGCATTAGCCGAGGAAAGTGAATGATGGGCATTACGGTGAATGATATAAAATTCAATGACACCCTCCATATCGATGAAATGGGCGTATTCAATTGCGATGCTGTAACTGAGAAGGCAATTATGATTCATGTACCAACTGGTTATAGCCCAGACCGAACTGTCTGGATTCCAAAATCTCAAATAAAAATTTGGGAAGTAATAACAGATGATAGTCTGTCTTATGAATGGAAAAGGGTCGAGGTCAGTATTCCATCTTGGTTGAAAGCCAAAGCCGAAGGGAGTGAATAAGATGGAATATAAGATGAACGCAGAAACCTTAATTGCCTCTATTTGGATGAAAGAATACAGAAGACTCAAGCAATCAATGCACTTTAAGAACATGGTATCTTGTAGTCCATCAAGTGATGTGAAAATAATAATTTCAAAAAAACAACTAAATTATCTACGCTATTTGGTCAGTCAAGTAACCCCCGAAAGCGGTTGGAAGTGGTGTGAAGGATGGTTCTATAATGGAAGGGTAATTTCCTTCGGGGAAATAAAAAAACCTTGGGATGTAAATGGGAAAACCAGAGTAATGATTCCCGATATAGGTTATAGGACAGGAGAATATGGATTCCTCAAAATTAGCAAAAACTGGACTAAATCAAAGGGAGGTGAATGATGGGCGGTCACAATAGAAGAATGTTTGTAGCTAAATATTTAGGTGCAACCGATACCCTTGGTACTCGATTCAAGATTACCGACACCAGACATAAAGGAAAATCAATGACATTTAGCTGGGATTATGAATTAGGATACCTAACGGAACAGGCAACTGAAAAACTGGAAAGCATGGGAATTAAGATAGATGGATATAGTGAACCCTGGACAGAAGATAATAAGACCTACATCTTTAGCCATGATTTCAGTACCCAGTTAAGAGGATAATTAAATGAGAAAAATAAATAGCGTACGTATCACAATTAAAGACATTACTGAACAACTTAGGAATATTCATCATAATTATGTTAATGCTCATTTTAATTCTAAGGAATATCTCATCTTAACCTATACAGGAGAAGTGGATACAGAGAATCATGGGATTGAGGTCAGATTACAGGTAGTGGATGATACTTATCATGTACTGTCTGGAGACCCTCAGTATGATACTGACCATAGAGGATTCTGGGGTTGTGCTTTTATTCCTGTTGTTAGAACAGAGCAAAAGTTAAAAGAAATAGCCAGAGAATTAATTGATGATGCGTGTGAGCATTATTGGGAACTTAAATAATCTATATTAAGAGTACGTCCTACCTCATAGAAAACCCTGGGAAACTGGGGTTTTTTATTTATTCAAAATAACATTTTTATTTTATTTACCTTACCATTTAATTTAAACCCCTTATTAAACCCCCATTAAAAGGAGGCTTTATGCCCTATGGGAAAGGAACCTACGGGTCTAAACGTGGACGCCCATCCAAAAAGAAAAAGTCCAAGACAATGAAGAAACGTAAAAAGTAAACTTGGCTAAACAAACCGCTAACAAACAGGCGAACGGACAATTTGCCCCTGGGAACACTTTAGGAAATAGATGGAAAAAAGGTGAATCAGGAAACCCTAATGGAAGACGGAATGCCTACACTGATCTAATAAAAGAGTTCAGTTTTAGTGAGGTGAATGATACACAAAGACGGGAAAAGATTGTGGGTAAACTGTTTCAAATGGCTGAAGCTGGGGACTTAAGAGCTATACAGTTCATAGTGGAACGATTAGAAGGAAGGGCATTAGAAAGACAGGAGAGAACGATATCAACTGCCCCGATACAAGTCCTATCAATAGATGATTGAATGGCGATTAAACAGAACAAGAAGGGAAATACTAAAACATCCAGCAAGGTTCAAAGTAATCGTGGCAGGAAGACGATGGGGAAAGACCATACTATCACTTACATATCTACTGAAAGACAAATTCCAAGAAGGCGAACGAAGGTGGTTCATAACGCCCACATACAGACAGGGAAAGATGATTGTCTTTCCTATACTCCGACAAATTTTTCATTCGTTCAAGGGAGCAAAATTAAACGAGTCCGAGTTATCGGTTATATTTGAGAACGGTGCAGAGTTAGCAGTAAAGGGGGCAGACAACGAACATAATCTCAGGGGTGTTGAACTTACTAAATGCGTAATGGATGAGATGGCTTATATTAAACCTCATGTCTGGGAAGAGATTGTTTTTCCCATGTTAGCTACTACCCAGGGGAAAACATTATTTATCGGAACACCTAATGGCTATGATATTATGTATGATTTATATTTAAGAGGACAGACGGAGGATGGTTGGAAATCATGGCAGTTCAAAACAGTTGATGGGGGGTTTGTACCAAAAGGGGAGATACAACGAGCTAAAAGAACAATGGATGCAGTATTATTCAGGCAGGAGTTCGAGGCATCATTTGAAACAACGGGCAATAGGGCGGCTTATAACTTCAGTCGAGATGAACACTGTAAACCAGCAAAGGAGTTATCGAGTTACCTTTGGTGGGGCGTAGATTTTAATGTCGATTATATGACCGCAGTATTAGCCTGCCAATTCACAGATAACACTATCCACTATTTTGATGAGATTAGATTAAAGAACAGTAATACAGAAGAACTGGCATTAAAGATGAGGGAGATAGCCCCCGATATTGAATGTTATCCAGACCCAGCGGGTTCGGCACGGAGTACTACCAGCAGAAGAAGTGATCATCAGATATTAAGAGATAACGGGTATTTAATTAGAACAAAGAAGGCACACCCCTCCCACATAGACCGTTTAAATGCCCTAAACCGCAAGCTGAGAGATGCCGAGGGGAATATCACTATGACAGTAGACCCTAAATGTACCTATCTCATTAAAGACCTTGAACAATGTCAGCGAGATAAAAAAGGGGGCTTGGCTAAAGATAACATCGAATTAACTCATGCTCTAGATGCCTGTAGCTATGCGATTTCGTATAAGTTCCCGATTCTGAAGAGGATTGGAACAAGTGTAGGATGGTAATACTATGATGAATTTTGGCAGAAGTGTTAACAGGATTGTAATCCCAGAGATGTCCGAGAGCCTGGTATTGACTGCGGTAGCCAAGGCAGAAAAGGAATTTATAAAGAACAAAGAAGCCGAAAGGAAGTCCGCAGTTGATTTCTATTATAATGATAACATAGGTAAACATTTAGAACAGTGGTTCAGTGGTGATTCATTAAGTCAGGTTCCAACCTACCCTCAAAAGGTGGTCCCCCGTTTTGCCCGAGCAAGAATGATGCTGTATAAATCCCCACCTATTAGATATATTAACGGGGAAGAGGATACGGAATACAAGGAATACGCCTATCAATTGGATAGCATGGCAAGATTATTTAGTGAATTAGCCTGGTTACTGGGGGACTGTCATGTGGTCACAAGGTATAACGAAAGGAAAACCCGCCTGGAATATGAGGTTCTCCCTTTTGTAAAAGAATATTTTATAAATGGGGACAGCGAACCTTTTGGTTATAGCTGGGAAATAGATAAGGGTGATAGCAGTAAAAGAATGTTCATTTTCTGGTCTGAGACCCGAGATGGAGTACAGGGGATGCATTTTAAATTCAATCAGGATGGTAAGCGGTTCACTGTGAATGGCAATCCCGAGATGGTTAATCCTTATGATGTGGTGCCTGTCAGTCGGGTATGTTATCCCAGTCACAGTTTTGATGTGGTGGTATCAGCGGTTCAAATAGGGATAGCCATGACGGAATTGGCATTGAATGTAAGATTTAAACTTGGACAACCAGTGTTCACCGGAATAGATGAAGGTCAAAGCACTATTAAATCGGGAATCGATAATGCCATTATATTACCAGAGGGGGCGACGTTTCAATATGTTACCCCAGGGGCAGGAATGGTTGAGATGATTGAGGCTATTAAACTGTTCGCCAACCAAACAGCGGAGAATAATCATCTACGAATCAGGTGGGGTGAAAGTGGTGGCAACTCTCCCAGTGGTGAAGCATTAAGGATACTTGAGATTGAGAATATGGAATCCAGGGAAAGCGATATTCCTTTATTTAGGGAATGGGAACATAATAGATATGAGATAGATAGGAAATTGCTTGAGGTTCATGGGGTTATTACATTGAATGAGAATTATAGTGTGGATTTTGGGGAGGTTACCTTTCCTATGTCCCCCCAAGAAGAGAGGGCTTGGTTGGACTGGAAGTTGGCTAAAGGGATAATAACCAAACGTGACCTCCTCCTATATTTCAATCCCGATATGACCGATGAGGAATTGGAGAAGAAACTGACTGAGGTACAGGAAGAGAAGGTAGCGGAACGGGAACCAGAACAACCAGTATTTCAGGGGTTGAATAGACTTGGCGCAGTTGGTACTTAATCACACTTTATCACTCATAGAGCTTGAGCAGGAAGTTATATATAATGCTAATAA